ATGAATGCAAGACAGGTGATCCGGATTCTTGAGGATAACGGTTTTGAATTTGAGCGGGAGGGAAAAGGGTCTCATGTGATTTATAGAAAAGGGACGATTACTGTGACCGTTCCGATTCACGGCAAAAAGGAACTTAAACTCTAAACGCAATATTAAAACAGGCAGCGATCCTTACAGAGGACAAAACGGAGGGGGGATATACCGTCGAATTCCCGGATCTACCCGGGTGCATAACAGAGGGAGAGACATTAGACGAGGCGTTGTCTTATGCGAGAGAGGTCCTCACTCTCTACCTCGAATCAATCGATTCGAGAAAACTTCCGATTCCACATCCATCAAAACGGAACGGCAAAAATATCCATTGGATAGAACCGGATAAAAAAGTCGGGTTCGCGATTTGGTTGAAAATTAATAGAGAGGAACAGGGACTCAGTCAAACAAAAATCGCGAATCGACTCGGGGTAACACAACAAGCGTATCAAAGATTTGAGAATCCAAGGAAAACAAATCCAACACTTTCGCAAATTGTAAAATTAGAAAATCTTTTCGGGAGAGAAATTTTAAAGCCATGAGCAAATTAAAAAATACGGAGGAGAAGTTGCGATATAGGAAAACAGAACTTTTTGATGTCGCGAAAGATATTGAAAAAAATCTGAAAATATTAGAACAAAATAGAGATGTCGCGCAGGGCGTCTTTGCGCGTGCGGAGGGGAGGTTTTCGATTCAAACAATCTGCGAACACTTGGATTGGTCAGAAAAACACTATCGAGAATACCTCAGAAAGGGCCGATTGCGAATTGATCGATTATTTATTGCTGCAGATCGTCTCGAACAGTTGATGGAATAATGCTGTTATGGAGATTGAATAGAAAGCCATAATAAATCAAACCTTCAGGATGGAGGTTTGAAGGCGGATGAGAATAAATTATTGAATGAACAAATGTTCACTAATGTGACATAGCATACATTATCGGAAGTCAGCCCCGTTGCATCAGAGAGAAATTCCTTGAGAAATCAAAGATTCCCTCTCTCAAAAAATTACTAAATTTTCTAAAAATATTGTTTACAAATGTAGCCCACGATAGTATAATATATATCAACGGGTCGCGACCGAAGCCGCCAAGGACGAAAAAGATGAAAAAATCAAGAAAACAGTTAATAAGAAAATTTGAAGAAATTAAAAACAAATACGAGTCTCTTGCAACAGATATTATTTATTCAACGCACTCAAATAATTACGTTGAGGCTAACAATCAACTTCCTTACATTTTTGAGGGAACTATTTTTGAGCTTGATACTGACGAGATCAAAATTTCTTGGAAAAAAAATCAGGTAAAATATTCTATTCCAGATGCTGGCGATTTCGAGGAATCTATAGAAGAATTTTTTGAATCTGTAGAACAAAGTTTTACAAATTTAGAATACGACGAATTGTTGCTTTCTTTTTATCAAGATGAAAAATTTTGGAAACATTTGGATTCTAAATACGATTCTGAAAATAAATATGGACATGAAGAAATCTGGGAATCTCCAACGGGAGATTTATATCTTGTGTATCGCTCATACTGGCAGGGGGAGCATCTGACAGAGGATTCCTTTCAACTGATCGATTATCGTAGTTTCAATTAGAATTTAATCGAACCAGTGCCCCTCGGAACACTTGGAATTTAAAAAATGGACGAAATTAGAGAAATCAAAGAAACTATTCAGCGTTGTAGAAAGAGATTGATGGACTACATTTACAGTGCAGGCACTCTCACCGAGATCGAATTACTGACTAGATCTCGCGTGAGAAAGTCGACTTTATTGCTAATTAAAAACAAAAAAAGAAATGCCAAAATAGAAACCCTCATTGAAATCGCTGAAAAAATTCAAGAAGCAAAAAATTACTAAATTTCTAAAAATATTGTTTACAAATGTAGCCCACGATAGTATAATATATATCAACGGGTCGCGACCGAAACCGCCAGGGAAGAAAAAAAATGGACATTACTACCAGAGAAACAATCACAGAGGTAAGAACCGAACTAATGAATTCAGGCATTATCGATTACCCCGAAATGACGGACTCACTCCAATCTCAGATTATCGAATACGCTTGGAAAAACGAGGTGTCTATTGATGCGGCCTATGAGGCCCTCACTAAAGAGGCTGAAATTGTAGTAGAAAACAAAACCAGACTGACCAAGAAGTTCGTTATCACACAGATCAAAAAGACCTTGAAGGATCCGTTTTTATTCAACAGGTTTCTTCCCGGTGCAGTTCTACACGCCTGGCTAAACACCCATGAAATGGAATTCTCGTCTTCCGATGACGAGAATCGTTTAATCAGGAACCTGAAAAATTGGGGATATATAACTCGCAATGGGGAATTTTACGTTCTCACTCGTGAGGGATACAATTCAATTTAATCCAGTTTGCAAAGGCAACGCCTCGCTATCGAGGCGATTGCTAAAAGAAATTATCCATGTGTAACACCTGGAAACGAGCAGCGTCTCTG